CGAGCTTGACCTCGCCAGTAATAAGATCCTCTGTCTACAGTCAATCTTGGAAGGAAAGGGTGTATACCTCAAGAAGATTGGTAAGCAAGTAACACCTGCACCTGGTTTCACAGTTATAGCAACTGCTAACACTAAGGGTAAAGGATCTGAGGACGGTAGATTCATTGGTACTAATGTATTGAATGAAGCATTCCTAGAGAGATTCCCTATTACATTTGAGCAAGAGTATCCTAAGGCACAGACCGAGGTTAGAATGCTTAACAACTACTGTAAGGAATTGGATTGCTGTGATGATAAATACATTGCTAATCTAACTGCATGGGCAGAGATCATCCGTAAGACTTTCAACGATGGTGGAGTGGATGAAGTTATCTCAACACGTAGATTGGTGCATATAATCAGAGCATATGCTATATTCTCTGATAGGGTTAAGGCAATCCAAGTATGTCTAAATCGTTTTGATGACGAGACAAAGAGATCATTCTTAGAATTGTATGATAAGATTGATAACGAGGTTGACATCGAGAACCTTGACACAATACTAGCCAACTGATATACTACCTGTATGATTATGAAGTATAAAGAAGACGATACGATCAAGGTCGTGCAAGATTATATCTCGCAGACCTATCGATCTCACTACAGTAACGAAGAGAAGGGGGTCCAAACATTGGATCTCCTTGAAGCGATAGGGACAGCAGAGCACTTCTGTCAATCCAATATTATTAAGTATGCTTCACGTTATAGAAAGAAAGGAAAGCATAAGGATGATGTGCTAAAAATCATTCACTATGCTATACTATTATATTATTTCTCAGGTACGTCGTATCCTGATGATAAACCACAAAACGTCCCTACACCAGCAGAATTTATAGATTATGACTAATACTCCACCACCTATGGTAGACAATCCTCAAGCAGTCGGAAGTGATTCTGCTGCGAGAGCAAAAGATCCAAGGACCAATATTCAATTAAGTAAATCGACCATAGATCTACTAAGGAATTTTAGTACGATTAATAAGTCTATTCTGATACAGGAAGGATCTTATATTCAAACCATGTCAGTCAATAAGAATATTATTGGTATGGGTAAGATCAAGGAATTTATTCCAAATGACATGGCGATCTATGATCTACCATTATTCTTAGGAGCATTGTCTCTATTCAAGAAGCCTTGGTTGAATTTCCCTGATGATAAGAAGGTAATTATTTTTGATGAGGAGACTAAAGGTAAGACTGTATTCTATTACAGTGATCCTGAGATTATTGTAACTCCACCTGAGTTTAATAAAGATCTTCCTGATCAAGAACTTATGTTTGATCTTCCACAGGCAGATATAACTCAGTTGTTACAGGCAGCAAAGGTATATGGTGTTGAGGATCTATGTATCAATGGATTCCAAGGTGAGTATAGTATATGTGTAAGGGACAATAAGAATAAGACTTCTAATGTATTCTCTTTACCTCTTAAGAAGGTTAACTTCTATCAAGGTGAGCAACCAAACGAAGGTGCAGATGCAAAACCTTATAAGTTAACACCAGAGCGTCAAACATTCTGTTACTGTTTCAAGGTAGAGAATCTTAAGTTGATGGATGCGTCCTATCATGTGTTGATTAGTAATAAAAACATTGCTAATTTTAATTCATTAACTCATAGTGAGTTAAACTATTTCGTTGCTATGGAGCCTAAGTAATGTTTCTATGGGTAGAGAAGTATAGACCAAGGACAATTGAAGAATGCATACTACCCGAAGATACTAAAAAAGTATTCCAAGGATTCTTAGAGCAAGGGGAGATACCAAACCTCTTGCTCTCTGGGTCTGCGGGTGTAGGTAAGACCACAATAGCGAAAGCATTGTGTGATGAGTTAGGAGCAGATAGTTATGTCATTAATGGGTCTGATGAGGGTCGATTCTTGGACACTGTACGCAATCAGGCAAAGACCTTTGCTAGTACTGTTTCTCTTACATCTGAATCTCGTCACAAAGTTATCATTGTGGATGAGGCAGATAATACAACACCAGACGTACAACTATTACTACGTGCGTCGATTGAGGAGTTTCAAAAGAACTGCAGGTTCATCTTCACGTGTAACTATAAGAATAAGATCATAGCACCACTGCATAGTAGGTGCTCTGTGGTTGACTTCAATGTCAAAGGGTCAGATAAGATGGCACTTGCTGAAGCATTCTTCCATAGGGTTAAGGTTATACTTGAGATGGAGATGGTTAAGTATGATGAGAAGGTCTTATCAGAAGTAGTAATAAAATACTTTCCTGATTTTCGTAGGACTCTTAATGAATTACAGAGGTATGCAGCTTGTGGTAAGATAGATTCTGGTATACTAACTTCTGGTAATGAATTTATTATAGATAAGGTAGTTGGCCACCTTCGTAAGAAGGAGTTTACTAACATGAAGAAGTGGGTTGCTCAGAATATGGACAACGAACCACAAGTTATCATGAGAAAGATCTATGATAACCTTTATAATTATTTTGATCCTAAGTCTATCCCAGAGGCAGTGTTGATTATCTCTGAGTATCAATACAAGTCTTCCTTTGTGGTAGATCAGGAGATAAATTTAGTAGCGTTTATGACAGAGTTAATGATGAGGTGTGAGTACAAGTAATGTGGTACGTAATAGGTTGGACAATAGTTACATTATGGTTGCTATCTAAACTAGGAGTCTTTAAAAAATGAGACAGGATTACGAAACACAATCCATGTTTCCTATCAGATGCTTTAGTTTTAAAGCACCAGATGGTATGAATGCTGATGTTAAGGAAGCAGTAAAGAAGTTAGAATATAGGAATTATAATGCAGAGTATGGGGTTGGTACCTCCAGTAGTATACTGAAGCATCCAGACTTCCTTTACCTGCATGAATGGTTCCAATGCTGTATTGACACATTACATATAGACAATGGCTGGAATTGTGATAGAATAGTAATCAATAAGTCGTGGGTGAATAGATCTGATGCTGGCACTGGTCATCATCATGCACCACATAGGCATCCAATGTCATTCTTGAGTGCTATCTATTATATCACTGAGGGTCCAGCGACTCAATTTATTGATCCGTTGTCACAAAGAGAGTGGGCACAGTTGCATCTAGATGGTGCACCAATAACTGACTCTACTCAATTTATACACCCTAGACCAGGTGGTTTATTCATCTTCCCTAGTTACATGATTCATGCTAGTGAGCCTAACTTTGAAACCATTGATAGGTATTCCATTGCTTTTAATACATTCCCTCAAGGTAATATTAATATGGGTGGATGGGATGAGTCTATGTTAAACATAGAGAAGGTGGAAGGATGGTCTGACTTAGGACCATTAAATATTTCGGATTATTGCTCATGACAGCATGGGAGGCTAGTGAAGAAATACATTTATTCCCAGTGAAGATACGAGAGTATCGTAAACCTGATGATGAATGTAATGCTGAGCTTATAGAATTCTTTAAGACCTATCCTCAGAAACAATCTAATTTTCCTGAGGGTGTTATTACTAGTAGACCAGATCTACATAAGTGTGATAATATATGGGTTAAGAGAATACATGAGTGGTTCAATTGTTGCTTAGAGGAGTACTGGAATCAGTATCAGTTACATTGTGAGAAGTTAACCATCTCTCAGAGTTGGTTTAACTGTGCACCTGCTGGTGATGGTTTCGGACATCCGTTACATAGACATCCTATGTCATATGTAAGTGCTGTATACTATCTTACAGAAGGATCTCCAACAGCGTTTGACGATCCTTGTACGCCTAGAGTATATGATACACTAGACATACACATGCATAAAGAGATGGAAGCAGAGTGGGGTATTAATGAGACTATAAAGGCAGAGCCTAATAAGTTAATTATTTTTCCAGCATGGTTGAGACATTTCTCAGGCAGACACTTTGCAGATTATGACCGATGGTCTATGAGTTTTAATGCATTCCCAGAAGGGGAGATTAATATCGGTCCATGGAACTACCCACAATTAGAAGTTAAAGTATTATGAAGTATTTGAAAACACCATTGAGATATCCAGGCGGTAAGTCTAGGGTTGCTAAAGATTTTATTCCTAGATTTCCTAGTGATATAGGAGAGTTTCGTGAGCCATTCTTAGGTGGTGGATCTGTAGCATTATTATTCACACAGATGTATCCTGACGTACCAGTGTGGGTGAATGATAAATATGTTTACCTGTATAATTTCTGGGTGCATCTCCAGAAGGATGGCAAGAAATTATCAGACGATCTTGTAAGTATTAAGACAGATAATTCGACAGAAGATAAGGCTAAAGAGTTATTCAAAGATGCCAAAGACAAAATACACAAAGAGGATCCTTATACTCAAGCTGTGCTTTTTTGGGTTCTTAATAAGTGCAGTTATAGTGGACTTACCGAGAACAGTTCCTTTAGTGCGACAGCTAGTAGACAAAATTTTACAGTTAAAGGTGCCAGAAACCTCGTTAATATTTCCAATCTAATAGGTAACTGGAAGATCACTAACTTAGATTACTCAGATGTTATGCATTCAAATGGTAACAATGTGTTTCTTTTCCTTGACCCACCATATAAGATAGGGACATACTTATATGGTAGCAATGCCGAGTTACATAAGAGTTTTAAACATGAAGAATTTATTGAGAATTGTGCTTTATGTAAGCATGATTGGTTTGTCACTTACAATAATGATGATGATCTAAAGAAAGCATATAAAGGTTTCCATCAAGAAGAGTTTCAAATTACATATGGTATGAAACATAGACCAGATAATAAGCAGAAGAAAGAACTTCTAGTATGTAACTATGACATTAACGCAACACCGTTAGAGGTAATGTATGCATGAGTATCCACTAAAGGATTACCTTAAC